TCAAAAAATGCACTGTTCTGTGACAACTCCACAAAACGAATGCATTTTTCTGCTACCAGCTTTTCTATCCAAAGCGGTATTTTTCCCACGTTATCATAACGGCCATAAGCACCGAACATACATCGCATCCCAATATTTCTCGCTATCACAGCATCATCAAATGTATCAAAATAACCAAGATGGATTTCTTTCTGGTTTACTTTTATTCTTGCCCTGAATTTATTTCTTGGCGCATACCAGCTTACTCCACTTACTCCCGAAGTATTATTTTTCTGAATCGGCTGATTCATCTGGTTCTGCTGATGTGTGCATATGCGAAGATTACTTGAACAATTATCTAAAGTATCAAGACTAATATGGTCAACCTCATATCCTTTCAAGCAATTCAATAAATAACTGTGCAGTTTTCTGCCACGGCAATCTATAATATAGAATCTTCCACTTTCACAGCTTGCATACCATTTTACATTACTGATTTTATGAAAGGCATCTCGGTCGAATCGGAATACCATTCCATTCGGCAATTTACCATACCCCACGCTGCCATCAAAGCTGTAAACAACATTACTCATTTTTTGCCTCCGTTTCTGGTTCAACCTCCAAATCATCAAATCGGATAGTCTTGCCGTCACGAAGAACGGAAATATCTTCTGTCTGTCCATTTCTGAATTGAGCATATCTTTTCACAGCCACATCTACAAATTTTTGTTCCAATTCTACACCATAACAAATTCTATCCATCTGTTCACAAGCCATCAAGGTAGATGCACTGCCGAGAAAACCATCCAGCACAATGCCATTTGACTGTGTACATTGTTTAATCAGATACGCTATCATCGGAACAGGCTTACTTGACGGATGCCCATATCCATCTTTTTCAGAATCCTTTATTCCATCGAATTCAAAGACGGCTGTCTGTTTCTGATCTCCATACCAGATATGTTTGCCGTCTTTACGCCAGCCCCATATAATTGGCTCCATATTAAACTTCCAATCGGTGCGCATAAATGGTGCCCTTGGCTTTTTCCAAATCAGACCTGCACCGACTTTAAATCCAGCATCTTCAAACGCATCATAAAACACACGGGTTTTCATGGTTGCATAGAATTCATAGATTGATGCATCCAGTGCCATAGCATTTTTGAAGTTTGTAAATACCTTCAAAAGGAATTCATATCCCTGCTTATCATTCAAATTGTCATTTGCAATCGTGCCTGACTTATTTTTCAGTTCTACAAAATATGGGGCATCGGTACATACAAGGTTTACCTTGGTTTCTCCCAGCAGTTTTTCAAAAGTAGCCGGGTCTGTAGAATCACCACAGATAACTTTGTGCTTGCCTAATGTCCAAATATCGCCAGGCTTAGAAAAAGTCGGCTTTTTCAATTCTTCATCGACATCAAAGTCATCATCCTTAACATCATCACCGGTATTAAAAAGTTTATCTAGTTCAGCAGGCTCAAAGCCGGTTAGGGAAACATCAAAATCTGCCCCCTGCAAGGATTCGATTTCAATACGCAATAGTTCTTCATCCCAGCCTGCATCCAGAGCAAAACGGTTATCTGCTATGATGTAGGCTTTCTTTTGTGCCTCGGTTAGGTAATCCACCAATACGCAAGGCACTTCTGTAATACCCTCATCTTTAGCAGCAAGGATTCTCCCATGTCCGGCAATTACTCCATAGTTGCTGTCTATAATAACCGGATTTATAAAACCAAACTCCCTTAGGCTGGAACGAAGTTTCGTTATCTGCCCTTGGGAGTGCGTTCTTGCATTATTTACATACGGCACCAATTTACCAATTGGCACGAGTTTCATTTCTGTGGTTTTCTTGTCCACTAGCTTATCTTCCTTTCCAGTATTTTCTTAAGTCCTTTATAAGCTCCCAGCGCATCACCAGACCTAGCTTGTCCTTTTAAAGTGCATAGCTGCTGGCGAGTAAGTTTATCTTTGTGTAAGCCTATAGTATTTCTAAACAGCCTAAGATGAAATTGCTCTTCATTAGTCATTTTCTTTTCTCCCTTGAGCGTAAAAGCTGCTCCATAAAATCGTTCTGATTAGTTGGCCCAGAATATTCTGTTGCAGTGTTTTCACGAATGACTGAAAATATCTCGTTCCACAGCCTATTAGCCTGAGACAAATAATTCTGTCCAATGCTCACATAGGGTGAGGCAATAGCTCCACCAGTAGTCGGATGTTTTGCTAAATACCCAGTTGCCGTTATTATTTCTTCGCAATGTTTCCATCTAGCTGCAGCCATTGCATACCGTTCTAACATCTGCGGTGAAATAAAAGAAACACATCCGCGTTTATTAAGCCAGTCCCAGGTTTGCTCATAAATTTCTTTGGCCTGCAAAACTCGTCCATCCTTTTGCGTGGCTGAGAGCATCTCGCTAGGCCTAGGCATTTCTGCACCCTGCATATCCGGTAAATCTTTAAAGTCCATAACCATCAGAGGTCTTTTACCCGGATTTCCTTCAGCAAGCTTATCCGCCAAAGGCTTACTGGGACGTCCTCCCGTACCCGGACTGGGTCCTCTTTTTCCCAATTTTGCACCACCTCCTTAAACACCGGGGTTAATCCCCCTAAAACTTTCGCGTTTTTTTGCGTGAAGCCCCACGCCCGTGCCTGTATTTAGGGGTTTTAGAGATTTGACCTCCCCCTCACTAGGTTTTCAAAACTCTTTAGCCTTACGTGCCCATCTAGAGCCGTTTTTCGCATGAATCCTTGCGTGGCACTCTTTGCATAATGCAATAAGGTTCCTTCTGTCATGAGTACCGCCTTCAGCTAATGGCAGCTTGTGATGAATCTCTGCTGTTGCCACATACCTTCCAACAGCCAGGCACTGCTCACACAATGGATGCTCGGCAGCATAGCTGTCACGAATTCGTTTCCACGCTCTGCCATACCTGCGTTTGGTGGCAGGGTTTCTATCGTACCTTTCGTAGCGTTTGTTTTCTTTCTTTTCATGCTCTTCACAAAAGCGTCCATCAGTCAAATTAGGACACCCTGGAAAAGAACATGGTCTTTTAGGCTTTCTAGGCATTGCTTTCTCCTTAAAATTAGGCATAAGAAAAGCCCTGCAGGTCGGTGTGACCAACAAGGCTCTCGTTTTATTTTTCTTTGCTGATTATACTATATCACAACTATGACCATTGCAAACCATTGCAAACCATTGCAACTTTTAAATTTATTGCATTTTCCGGCAGCTTTATTTTATTTATTGCCTTGTTATGCCACCTTTGAACAGTAACCGGATCAGCATTAAGAAGTTCGCCAATCCTGGGCCAGGTATAGTTGTGGATGTATCTGTACCTTAAAACAGTCTGCTCCTCAGGCTTGTCCACTTGCCTAACCAGTTCCTGTATTTGATTCTTTAAATTAACCATCTGTGCCAGCTCAACCATTACTCTTTCTTCCATCTTCCACAGTTTTTCAAGGGTATGGTTATAGGGAGCGTCCATATTGCGACTGGCATTATAATGCTCTTCAAAGCCTGGACTTGAAATGCTTTCTGCCATTTTACGCAGCTCCTCACATTCCATCATGTCAGCTTTTATTCTTTGGTCTAAAAAATAGGCTTGTCTTAAATACTCTTTAACTACCACGATTAACCTCCTTATCCAATTCGCTGATTAATATTTCAGGATTAAGCTCTGTCAAAATTCCAAACCACTTGGAGTTAAAAAATCTTAGGCACTCTTCCTTTAGTGCTTTAGCTGCAATATTATTTCTGCCTCGTGCCAGCTTTTTATTGGCATCCCGGTAATCCTTAACAGCTTGTAGTACTATTTCATTTGCTAGTTTTTCATAAGGTGTTAGCATAGTGTGTCACCCCTAAATTTACCTTAACAGCTTTTATTAGCTCATCCTGCATTTTTCCCTTATGGCCTAGGGCGAGTATCACATTCTCATCAATCGTTTCGCTACAGACGATGTGGTGGATTATAACGCTATGTTTTTGACCTTGTCTCCATAATCTGGCATTGGTTTGTTGGTATAATTCCAGACTCCAGGTTAAGCCAAACCAGATTAGCGTAGAGCCTCCAGCTTGTAAATTTAAGCCGTGTCCGGCTGATGCAGGATGAATAACCGCCACGGGTATTTTTTCTTCATTCCAATCAGCTATATCCTGACTTTCTTTTAGTTCACGCACCTTGAACCGCTTTTTAATTCTTTCTAGGTCATGTTTAAACCAGTAGGCGATTAAAACAGGCTTGCCATTAGCTCCTTCAATCAAGTCCTCCAAGGCATCCAGCTTACGATCATGAATTAATATTGCCTGCCCATTTTCATCATAAACCGCACCGTTTGCCATTTGTAAAAGCTTATTGGATAGTGCTGCTGCATTTACAGCATCTATTTCCTCTTCGCCTATTGTAAGCACCATATCGGCTTTAAGCCGGTCATACATTTTCCGTTCTTTTTCAGAAAGGGTTACAACCACTTTATTAATCAGGCATTTGGGCATATCCAGATAATCCTCGGACTTCATGGAAATAGTGATATCTGAAATAAGTTTATAAATCTCTTCCTTTGCCCCGGCTTTTGGCTTATAGGAAAATATAATCTGCTGATTGCGTTTATCCGGCACAAAGAAGGTGTTTCTAAACCCTGTGATGTAGCGTCCTAATCTCTGCCCTAAATCAAGCAGTCTAAATTCTGCCCACAAATCCATCAAACCATTTGAACTGGGAGTTCCGGTAAGGCCTACAATCCGTTTAACCTTAGGTCTTATTTTTAAAAAGCTTTTAAATCTTTTGCTGCTTGCAGCCTTAAAGCTGGACAGTTCATCAATAATCACCATGTCAAAATCAAAGCAAACTCCACTCTTTGTTACAAGCCAATCCACATTTTCACGATTGATAAGATAAATATCTGCCCTAGCCTTTAAGGCTCTCAGCCTTTCAGCTTCACTGCCTATTACTACTGAATAAGTAAGCCCTTTTAGGTGATCCCATTTAGAAATTTCTGCTGGCCAAGTATCCCTTGCCACTCTTAAAGGGGCAATTACAAGAACCCTACTAATCTCAAATTGATTGAGCATTAACTCATATATGGCAGAAAGGGTTATAACAGTCTTCCCCAGTCCACAGTCAAGGAATAATGCCGATACCATATTCTTCATGATAAATTCTGCGGCGAACTTCTGATAATTGTGCGGTTTAAATTCCACTTGTTATCTCTCCTATCACTGCATCCACCGTTTCTTTGGTATCAGCCACATAACATTTAAAACCAAGGGCGGATAATCTCATCATCATGTTAATCTGCAATGGTCTTGGTTTTTTACCGGGAGCCTTAAGCTCCACAAAGGCAATTCTTCCAACCGGTAAAAGCATAATTCTGTCAGGCAGACCCGTCATGCCCGGACTAACAAATTTTATAGCCATACCACCTAAGGCTTTGACCTTTTTTACAAAATACAATTCAATCTCTTTCTCTCGCATTTTTACTACCTCCGTCAATAAAAGGTGAAGGACGTTGAAGGGCATATATAGAACTATGTATAAGGACTATTTTTTAGTCTATATATATATTTAGGGATACACCCTTCTACTGCCGTCACCTTTCTCTCAAACTCCTTACCAGGACTGGCTTGCAACCATTTTAATCAATAAAATCTGATTTAAGCCTCAGTCCTCTAATCACTACACCCGTCTTGGTTTTTTTCCGCTCAAACCCATTTGTATCAATAGCAGCAGAGAAATCCGCCGCACCTCTAGCAAATTCACCTGTCTGGTTGCAATAATTTCTGTAATTTGAATAAACCTCACCAGCTTTTTCCTGAAAAGAGCTATCTACTTCGCAGCAATCCTCCAAAAAATGACCAAACCAGTCATTATTTTCCTTATAGGCACTAATCGCAGCATTGACCTTTGTTGGCTTGGCAATCTTATAATCTGCCGCAATAACCTGCTCAGCACCCTCGATAATCCAAGTAAGTATTGCTCCGCCAGCCTTTTCAAAAAGGTAGTCGGCATAATTTTTAACATCTGCCTTGCCTTCAATCTTGGCATCAAAGGGAATAACAATAAGCCTGCGCCAAGTGCCTGTATCAATGGCTCCTACCCTTGGCAGATGATTGGTATAAAGCACCAGCGTATGCGTAGGCACATAGCTGAAGGGGTCTTTATACTTCTTTTCAGCGTAAATTTCATCCGTGGAACATAGCTGTTTTACATTTGATGTATTAAGTCGCATACCTTCTTCAAGTTCAGCAGCAATAA